AGTAGCTATGAACCTAGATGGCGCAGTTATTGATAGCTCTGTTATTGGTGGCACAACACCAGCTGCGGGTACATTTACAACCCTTACAGCTAATACTTCAATTGTAGGTACTTTATCTACAGCAGCGCAAACCAACATAACTAGCGTAGGTGCATTAAATGGTGGTTCTATAACATCAGGCTTCGGATCTATAAATAATGGATCATCAGCTATTACAACAACAGGCACAGTTACTTTTGGTACTTTATCAGATGGCAGTATTAATATTGCAAACTTTATTGATGACGATACATTTGGTACAGCATCAGCCACAACAGTTGCTACTTCTGAATCCATTAAAGCCTATGTAGATAGCCAGGTAGGAACAGTAGATACATTAGCCGAGATCCTTGCTAATGGTAACACTACAGGCGGTACAGATATAAGTTTAAGTTCAAGTGACATTACAGGTACAGGTAACATTAATATTACAGGTACTATTACTTCTTCAGGAAATATAACAGGAACACTAGCTACAGCAGCTCAACCTAATATTACAAGTCTTGGAACGCTTACAGGTTTTACTTCAACAGGTATTGATGATAATGCAGATGCTACAGCTATAACTATTGATAGTAGTGAAAATGTTGGAATTGGAACTGCTAGTCCTAGTGCTAAACTTGAAGTTACAGGAGCTACTTTAGTTTCAGATGATGGAGCAGATGATTTTGTAAAACAATCTGTAAGCGGTACTACATCTACACTATCATTTGGAAATACTGAATCAACAGGTGGAATAGCTAAATGGCAATACAATAGAAGCACAGGTAGTTTTTCAGGATTTGTAGGAACTGCTGCTGCAATAGAGTTTATGACCATAGACTCATCAGGTAATGTTGGAATTGGAGAAACTTCTCCAGGTTCTTTACTTCATGTTAAAGCTAGTGATACAGGTATAGCACCTCACGCTTCTTCACAAATAACATTAGAAAGGGAAGGAACTAACTACCTACAATTTTTAACAGCAGAAACAGGAACTTCAGGTATTCTATTTGGGGATGGTTCAGATGTAGATGCAAGTGCAATAAAAGTAGACCATAACACTACAAAAATGACATTTGTTAATGAAACTGTTGATACCATGACTTTAAATGGTGCAAATGTTGGAATTGGAACTGCTAGTCCTAGTGAAGCACTACATGTATATCATGCTACTGGCAACATAAATGCAATAATAGAATCAGGCGATGCAAATGCGTATCTAGCGTTTAAAGATAATTCAACAAGCTCAAGTGCTTCTGTATTTTTAGGTGCTAGTGCTAATGATATGACATTCTTTGCAGGTGGTACAGATGAACGAATGAGAATAGACTCATCAGGATTCGTTGGTATTGGGACAAGTTCCCCATCTACAAATTTAACCATTGGTGGAACAAGTAGTACAGCAAGAGTAATACCAGCTACAGATAATGTAGGTTATATAGGCGAGTCACTTTCTAGATGGCAAGCGATATATGCTGTTAATGGTTCTATACAAACTTCTGATGAAAGAGAAAAAACAGAAATAAAAGAAACCACTTTAGGTCTTGATTTTATAAAAGACTTAAAACCAGTTAGCTATAAATGGATTGATGGAGAACAACAAAACAAAGGTAAAGATGAAAGAGAACATCAAGGTTTAATAGCACAACAAGTAGCTGAAACAGTTGAGAAACATGGTATAAATAAAAATACTTTTGGTGGTTTAGATATACAAAAAACAGAAAAGTATGATGATTTTCATGGCATGTCTTATGACCAATTTATAGCTCCACTTATCAAAGCTATACAAGAACAACAAGCACAGATTGAAGCCTTACAATCTGAAATTAACGAGTTGAAAAACTCATAAACCAAAGGAGAAAATAATATGGCAATTGGATATACTTGGGACGTTTCAACAGTTGATACTTACCCAACACTAGATGGTAATGCAGACGTTGTTTATAACGTGCATTGGAGATTAACAGCAGAAGATGATGCTAATCAGGATGCTGATGGCAACAACATTACTGCTACTTCATACGGGACTTGTGGTTTAGATACTTCAGACCTCTCAAGCTTTACAGCTTTTGCAGATTTGACAGCTTCTGACGTACAAGGCTGGGTTGAAGGAGTTTTCGGAGCTGATGATGTTGCAGCTAAAAAAGCAGCATTAGATGCAAAGATAGCTGAAATCATCACACCAACAAGCGTTACTAAGACAATAGGTTAATTATGGCCCTGTTGCCTGTAACTCCGCCAGCTGGGATAGTCAAAAATGGAACTGACTATGCTAATAAAGGTCGTTGGGTTGACGGCAATTTAGTGCGTTTTGAAAATGGTTTTCTTAAACCTATAGGCGGTTGGTCTAAATTAAGAGCTACAGCATTAGATGGCGAGCCTATTGGCATGTACGCCTATAAAGATAATGCTGGTAACTCTGTATTAGCAGTTGGTACTAGACAAAAGATCTATGTGCTTTACGACAACACTTGGACTGATATAACACCATCAGGATTTGTAAACGATGTTACAGCTGATCCATTAGGTTATGGTGCATATCATTGGGGTGTAGAAGATTATGGTGATGCTAGATCACAATCAGGTTTACCTTTACAACAAGGTCATTTCTCCTTTGACAACTGGGGTGAACACTTAATCTTTTGTTTTTCTGGTGACGGCAAAATTTATCAATGGCGACCAGATTCAGCAGGTGGCTCACCTGATACTATCGGCACAGTAGTAAGCAATGCACCTATTAATAACCAAGCAATATTAGTAACTAACGAAAGGCATTTAGTTGCTATTGGTGCAGGTGGAGATCCTAGAAAAGTTGCATGGAGTGATAGAGAAGATAATACCAACTGGACATCCACCGCTAGAAACACAGCAGGTGACTTACAAATACCTACAGGCGGTAGGGCATTATTGGGTGTTAAGTATCAAAACGATGTCATTATATTTAGTGATACTGGTATAGATAGAATGAGCTATGTTGGCTCACCTTTTGTTTATGGTATTACAGCAGCTGGTTCTAACTGTAAAGCAGTAAGTAGAAGATCAGTAGTACAAACAGGTAATTTCCTAGCGTGGATGGGTGAAAATGCTTACTTTGTTTATGATGGTGTTGTAAGAGAAATACCATGTGAAGTGCATGACTTTGTATATGACAACCTAAATGTTCCAGGTAGAAACGCATCATGGGGTGGACACAACTCTAACTTTAACGAGATATGGTGGGGTTTTCCTGTAGGCACAAGCCAATATAGACCTAATAAATATATTATTTGGAACTACAGAGAAAACACTTGGTCTATTGGATCATTAGATAGAGGTTGTTGGATTGACCAAGGCGCTTTTGACTTTCCAATTGCGGGTGATTCGCTTGGTTTTATTTACGAACATGAATCAACCTTATTATCTAACTCACCTAACTTAGACTCCGATGTACCTTTTTGTACTAGCGGTCCAATAGAATTAGGCAACGGCGATAACTATGTGCAATGCAATCAGATTATCCCAGACGAAGAAGCTAATACATTACCTGGTGTAACGATAAGCTTTAAAGGTAAGTTTACACCGCTTGGCGCAGAGACTGACTTCGGTTCATTTACTTTTGAAAACGATGGTTATACTGATGCAAGGTTTACAGCAAGACAAGTACAGATGACTGTAACAGGTACAACCACACAAGATTTTCAAGTTGGTAACATAAGATTAAACCTAAGACAAAGAGGTAGAAGATAATGTCATTAACTTTAGCGGCAAAAGAGCAGTACATACAAAGAGCAATTAATGTTAAATATGCTTTTACTGCTACTACACAGCAAACTATTTACACAGCACCAACTGGTGATGATTTTACTTTTGCTATCGTTAAAGGGTTTATTGCTTGCGATCATGGTAATCAACAAACCAATATAGACGTATCTATTACCGATACAAGTTCTAATGAGTTTTTTATTTATAAACAACACAACATAAGCGCACATGCTACTGAAGAGTTACAAACTAATGAAGGTATTATTATTCAGCAAGGCGAAGTAATAAAAGCGCAAGTAAACCATGCAAACATACATTTGGTTTTAAGCATTATAGAATATGGTAAAGGCGACTAATAACGTAGTTGACATACAACAAGTTAAAAAAGAACCTTGGGAAGTTGAATGGGATAGGTGCAAACCCTATATAGCAAAAGCTGTAAAACATCAAGATTCCTATACAATTGACGACATAGAGGATAAAATAAGACAAGGTATATTCCATTTATGGCCAGGCAAAAAGTCTGCATACATAACAGAATTTGTAATATATCCACAGGTTAAAGCGATGAATCTTTTATTTTGTGGTGGTGATTATAAAGAGCTAGAAGCAATGCTACCATCCATAGAAGCCTTCGCAAAACAAGCTGGCATCAAAAGATTGTATGGTGGCGGTAGAAAAGGATGGACAAGAAAACTAAAACATCTAGGATTTGAAACAGAATATTTAATTAGAAAAGACTTATGAGTAAAGGAAAAACCACAACAGTTCAAGAAGCAAGCTTACCAGCTTTCCAAGAAGCACAGTTTAAAGAATTATTCGGCGCAGCTAGAGGCGCTGCACAACAGCCGTTTATACCTTACACAGGCCCAATGGTTGCAGGTTTCTCGCCAGATCAACTACGACAGTTTCAGGCGACTAGAGGACTATTTGAAACAGGTATGGGTTATGACCCAACAAAAGCTTTACAAGGATTAGCACAAGAAGCTAGACCTATGACTGGTCAAGCTGCATCTTTACTTGGTCAAGACATCAGCGCATATCAATCACCTTATCAGCAACAAGTTATAGATCTTGCAATGCAGGACATACAAAAGCAAGCTGATATAGCGCGAGGCGGTGCGCAGGAGCGTGCGATAAGAGCAGGCGCATTTGGTGGTTCAAGATCAGCATTGCTAGAGTCTGAGTCGCAACGACCTTACGCAGAGCAGATGGCAAGAACAGCTGCTGGTTTAAGGCAGTCTGGCTTTGAGCAGGCGCAAGCGGCGGCGGAGCGTGATGTGGCAAGGCAACAGCAAATGCAAATGTTTGCACCACAGTTTGAATTACAAGCAAGGCAACAACAAGCAGGCTTATTAGGTGGTTTGCAGACTGGTCAGTTACAAGGATTAGGGTTGCTAGGGCAAGCGGGTGCGCAGCAG